TAATGGAACTTCCAAAAATTAAAAACGAAAACTTGCCTGAAGAACTTAGAGAAATTCTAGGTGATTCTGATGCAGAATTTGATTCTCTTGTAGACCCTATGGATATTATTGACATTGAGATAGATCCTGATGCATATTTTGAGGGTAGAACTAGGACAGCAGAGATGTTGGTAGAAGCAAGAAAGAAACTTCAGGATTATCAAACCAAATCAAAAAAGAGAAATTGATTCTGGTATAAATATCTAACCGTACATTGTTACGGTTTACAACAAATGAAGGTGCCTCAATTAATCGCATCTCTTTGTTGACAGCACCACTCAAAGGTGCTATACTTATTACAACGAGAGACAGTCGATCTCTCTTTCATCCGTGGGTTCAACTCCACGAGTCACATATTTAAAGGTAATTTTTCAAATGATCAAAACTGTATTTGCAGCAACCGCTGCTCTGTTCGCTTCCGCTGGTGCTGCTTTCGCAGGACCCTATGTCAACGTCGAGACCAATGCTGGTTGGACTGGATCCGAGTACAACGGCGCTGGAACAGACCTGCACGTAGGGTACGAAGGTGCTCTTGGCGAGAGTGCTTCATACTACGTCCAGGGCGGCGCTACTGTGCTGACTCCTGACGGCGGTGACGCTGACACCGTTCCTTCTGGTAAGGCAGGTCTGGGTCTCGGTTTGACCGACAACCTCGGTGCATATGGTGAAGTATCCTTCGTAGGTTCAGGCGACGAAGATCTTGACCGCGGCTACGGTGCTAAATTGGGTGTGAAGTACTCCTTCTGATTGACTAAATAATGTGGAGACCTTTCGTGCGGTCTCTACAAAAGTCGGAACACCCATGGGACTCTTAGGAGTCCCTTTTTTATTCTAGAGGTATTATGAATTTTAAAATTTACACCAGACCTGGTTGCCCATATTGTACTAAGATTAAACAAGTTCTTTCTGGAAAGGGATATACCTATACTGAGCAAGTGCTAAATCAAGACTTTACTCGTGAAAACTTTTATGCTAAATTTGGAACAGGAAGCACATTTCCTCAGGTTCTGTTAGACTCTAAGCGTCTTGGTGGTTGTACTGAAGCAGTTAAGTATCTCAGAGAAAACAGTCTCCTTTGAGTACTAAATAATTTTGAATACTAGACAAGGGAGGGTTGGTTTCCATATTATTGTAAACAGTTAAACGGAGGAAACCATGTTAATTGCACTAGCAATTTTAGTTACTATTGGAGCATTCATTTTAGGCATTACTGTCTCCTGGTTAGCAAAAGGATACGTTGAAGATTTCATCGAGAACGCTGCCTATGCCAAATCAGTCACACATCCAGAAATGTTTGACGAAGAAGGTAACATGTTACACGACGAACTAATTTACATCAGACAAGACTTTCAACAATGGAATGAATGGCCTGATGAAGATGAAGATGATTGATTAAAGGAGTTAATTATGCCACGCAGTATGGAAAACAGCAATTCAAGATTGCTGTTAAGTGAGATTTTGAGAAAGGTCTCCAATGCAAAAACGAAGCAAGAAAAAGTTTCTCTACTTCGTAAACACAATAGTACTGCTCTCAGACAGTTGTTGATTATCAACTTCGATGAGAGCATTATTTCTATGATGCCAGAAGGAGATGTACCATACACTCCCAATGATGCACCTTTAGGCACCGATCATACTCGACTAGAGTCTGAGTATCGTGGTCTATACCGTTTCTTCAAGGGTGGTCAAGATAAACTACCTGCATTGAAACGAGAATCTATGTTTGTTCAACTTCTAGAAGGACTTTCTGCTGATGAAGCAGAACTTTTAGTCCTTGTTAAGGATGGTAGGATGAATGAAAACTACAAAAGAATTACTAAAGCAGTAGTATCTGAAGCATACCCAAACATTGAATGGGGAGGTCGTTCTTAATGTTGGGTGAGGTAAGAGACATATATCAGATGCCAGTTTTCTTTTCATCTGGATATGAACTTTCTGATGCTCAAATTGAGCATGTAAAAAATCTCCAATATGGACATAATGAAGGTAACAGTATGAGTCTGAGTATGGATGTCATGAGAGATCCAATTTTCAGACCACTATCAAACTACGTTGATAACTGTGTTGCTGAGTATGTTCATGACAATATAGGAATTGCACATTCTGTAGAATTTCATATTTCATCTTCTTGGTCAAATATTAATAAACCTGGAGAATATCATCATAGACATAGGCATAAAAATTCGATTGTTAACGGAGTAATATCTCTTACCGAGGGTAACGTTCTTTCTTTCGCGTCAGACGTACTTAATATTTTTCCAGATTGGACATTTCCATATTTTAAACAAACAAAATATTCCGATGACCGTGATTATGATATTCAAATGAATAAAGGTGATATGGTTTTGTTTTCCTCTCAAATGATTCATTATGTCAAAAAAAATACTAGAACTGAAGATAGGATTTCTTTGGGATTTAACACAATGGTTGGAGGTGAAATCTTAATGCATACTCCAAACAAACTTAACATGATGGTACATTGAAATGGCAAACGGTATTAAAATTATTCATGCTGAATGTGATGCTTCTATAGCAGAAGATAAGAGTCTCCCTTATAATACTTTCCTAGTTGAATATCTACAAGATGGTATTACTAAGTTTGATTTAGTATCATCATCAAAACAGGTAGATATCTTTGATCATTATTACGATAACTATCGTAGTGATTTCATAAACATGACACAAACTCAAGGAAGAATTAATCCCAGAACATGGCAAGATCCAAATCAAAAGCAGAAGAAGAAAAGCAAATGACTATCTACTTTGATAAAAGAGCATTTGCACAAAAGGAACAAGAAGAACAAGAAGAACTAGAAAAAGTACAAAACAAAGAAGAAGCAACCAAAGCAATTGTATTTTTACTTTCTTTACTTTTTGTCAAACCTCTGGTTCTTATGCTATTATGGAATTGGTTAGTGCCAGGTATCTTTGGACTTGCTGCTATCGGATACTTCAAGGCACTTGGTTTGTATCTATTATCTCGTATTATTTTTGATAAAGAATGACTAAAGTATGTTTGATCTCTGTTACTCCTGATGCAGAGAAGACCATTGGATATATTGCTCGTGTGAGCAATCCTGCTAATCAGGAGAACCCTAAAATTTCTGGACTGCTAAAGTATTGTATCAAGCATGGACATTGGTCTGTGTTTGAGCAAGCATCTATGACTCTTGAAATCAGTACCACTAGAGCAATCGCAGCTCAGGTGTTACGTCATAGGAGTTTCACATTCCAAGAGTTTTCTCAGCGGTATGCTGACAGTTCTATGTTGGCAGATAAAATTGCTATCCCAGAACTTCGTCGTCAAGATACTAAGAATCGTCAGAATAGTATTGATGATATCGATCCTTTCAAGAGACAGAAGTATGAAATCTTGATGCAACATCACTTTGAAGAAGGGATGAAATTGTATAAGGATATGCTGGAAGATGGTATTGCAAAGGAATGTGCAAGAAATGTGCTACCATTATGCGTAGGGACAAAAATGTACATGACGGGAAATCTCAGAAATTGGATCCATTATATCCAACTGCGTTCCGCCAATGGCACCCAGAAGGAGCACCAAGAGATTGCACTTGCTGCTCAACAGCATTTCATCTGTCAGTTCCCAGTAATCTCTGAGGCGCTTGAGTGGTGCTCTGACGGAGACTGCGGATGCTCTGAGCATCTAGATGATTGCAACTGCATTCAACCTGCTCTGAGGATTGACTGATGTATGAGGAACTAAATTGTTTTGAAGAGGCACTTAAACACTTCGGAACAAGAGTTGAGATCATCACTGCTATGGAAATGGCAAGGAAGTTATCACCTGAAGATGCCTATCAGATGATTAAGGATGAACTCAAAGAAGTTAAAAAGTGCCGTAAACTATTTAAAAAAGAGGAGTGTTCGTAATGCCTTTATACAACGTACTAAATAAGGTCACTGGCGAAAAACAAGAGTTTCGCTGCACCGTTGCTGAGTATCAGCAATGGCGTGAAGATAACCCTGATTGGGATAAGGATTGGCACGCTGGTGTCGCAGGTACAACCTACGGCACCCCTAAACAATCTGATGGATTTAAGGAAGTAATGTCCAAAGTCCAAGCAGCACACCCTCTATCAAACCTTAGTCGGTACACATAAATTATGCCAAGAGCACGTAAAAGGAATACTACGAGTAATCCTGTCCCTTCCAACATGACTGCAAAGCAAATTAGGAGGAAGAAACCAATTGATAAGTCCTATATGGTTCCTATCAATCCGTTGACTCCTAATCAGGAGACTGTATTTCAACAGTATTCTGAAGGTAAAAATCTTTTACTCCATGGTGCTGCTGGCACAGGTAAAACTTTTATTACTCTTTATCTTGCTCTACAGCAGGTACTTGACGAAGATACACCTTATGATAAGATATACATTGTAAGGTCTCTTGTACCTACTAGAGAGATTGGATTTCTTCCTGGAGATCATGAAGATAAGTCAGCATTATATCAAATACCATATAAAAATATGGTAAGATACATGTTCAGTATGCCTGATGACAATTCATTCGACATGCTTTATGATAACCTCCGAGCACAGGAAACAATTTCCTTCTGGTCTACTTCTTTTATTCGTGGAGTGACTATGGATAACTGCATTGTCATTGTAGACGAGTTTAGTAACTTGAATTTCCATGAACTTGATTCTATGATCACTCGCATTGGTGAAGATTCTAAAATCATGCTATGTGGTGACATTACTCAGACTGACCTTGTAAAAGAGAATGAGAAGTCTGGTATTGCAGACTTCATAAAGATTCTCCAAAACATGCGAGAGTTTAGTTGTGTAGAGTTTGGCATTGAAGACATCGTTCGCTCTGGTCTGGTTAAAGCATACCTTCTTACAAAATACAATCTAGGTTTTTGATGTTTAATTTTATTGATGTAAACCTTAGTGAGCATGTTGAGGTCGAACCTATAACAAAAGATGGCACTAGATTTTATCCTATTCCTGGAGCAGATAAATATTATCCGAGTGTAACCTCAGTCACATCCTTCAAGAGTGCAGCCTTCTTTAAAAAGTGGCGTAATAAAATTGGTGAAAACGAGGCGAATCGAATTACTGCTAGAGCAACACAAAGAGGTACTGCCTTCCATGCAATAACCGAAGATTATATCAAAGGACAACTAGATCTTGATAGGTACTTGGAAAATAACCCATTATCTGTTAGAATGTTTCAGTCAGCCAAGTCTACGCTGAACCGTATTAATAACATTCATTGTCTTGAGACTTTTTTATACTCTCATTATCTCGGTTTAGCTGGTAGAGTAGACTGCATTGCTGAATTCGATGGTGAGTTGGCAGTAATCGATTTTAAAACTTCAACTAAAGAAAAAAAGGAATCATACATCGAGAACTATTTTGTTCAAGAGACTGCATATGCAGCGATGTTCCTTGAAAGAACTGGTTTAGAGGTAAAGAAAATTGTCACACTTATCGCCACCGAAGAAGGCACTATTCAAATATTTGAGAAGTACAATCTTGATGACTATTTACAATTACTCAAGTCCTACATTGAAGAGTTTGTTAGGGGAAAAACGAATGCCTAAAGAACAAACAAACGATAAGTTTTTGACTCCTACTAAATTCTCTCAAGAGATTGAGCGATTAGTAAAGAGTAGTAATGGTTTGATTTCATATGTCGAAGCAGTTGTAACATACTGCCAAGAGAATGAAATTGAAATCGAAACTGTTCCAAAACTTATTTCCAAACCACTCAAAGAACGTTTGCGTCATGAAGCGCAACGTCTCAACTACATGAAACAATCATCTAAAGGAGTCTTGCCACTGTGACTGGATTTGAAGTGTATAAAATGTATCTTGCATTGAAGATGCACTTCACTAAAGATAACTATGATTATGTGAAATATAGAGGTAAAGTATCTGCCTCTGAAAAATCTTTTGAAGAACGACGCGATCGTTATTTCTTTAAAAAACTTGCGGCAAAGTATGAGGATCATGTTATCCAAGATTACTTTGTCGCAAATTTTATGCATGACCCTAAAGGATACATCCAATCATTCTCCACCGATAACTATGAAAGATGGAAAGTAAATCAAGAGTCTTTTGGTTATAAATTTAGACAGGATGTAAATCTTTTGTTAGAAGAATATGAATCTCCCTATCAAGATAAGTTTGATAAAATTTTTAAAGTTCGGGAAGGAGAACATCCATCTCTATTAAAGTACTATCTTTCTGGAGAGGTAAAGTTAGAAACTCTAGTTGTATTTGAAACTTGTTTAGGATATATTAGTCGATTTGATAAAAAATTATCAGATCCTATTTGGAAAGAAGTGAAGAAACGAGTAATAAAATATAAACCATTTATTAAAATAAATTGTCAGGAGTATAAGGATACCATTTTAACTGTTATTAGAACGAAACTATGAACAACTTTTTTGAATCAGAACAAGTACAAGAAAATCTACAAGATATCTTTAACACATATCAAGAAGTCGCATCTATGACTTCTCAACTAGGTCGAATGGATATGAATGAAAAATTAGAACACATCGAAGACTGTAAGGTTCTTATTGATAAACAGAAAACTTTTTATGGTAGATTATGCCTTGCCGCAGCAGAAGATACTGAAGCATCAGACATGAAGACAAGGATTAATGCCTTGTCGCAGGCGTTTGGGTATCGCGACCTTGCTGAGTGCATGGATGCCATGGTGGAGACACTTGAAGCAGCGGCACAGAGGGAGGTTGACGCCGACTAAATACTATGCTATCCTTATAGGGTAGCAAACAATCCAACTACACACACTCAATACGGAGAATACTAAATGTCTTTTGCAAGTCTCAAGAAAGCGTCAAGCAAGGGTGACACCTTCGCTAAACTGACACGAGAGATTGACAAACTGAATCAGCCTGCTGCTGGTTCTTCTGCTGACGAACGTTTCTGGAAACCAGAGATGGATAAGTCTGGCAATGGTTATGCTGTTATCCGATTCCTGCCTGCTCCTGATGGAGAAGAGATGCCTTGGGCAAAGGTCTGGAGTCACGCATTCAAAGGTCCTGGTGGACAATGGTACATCGAGAACTCACTCACCACTCTTGGTAAGGATGATCCTATCGGTGAAATGAATCGCGAACTGTGGAACAGTGGTCGTGATAGCGATAAAGAGATCGCTCGTGCTCAGAAACGTAAACTCTCTTACTACTCTAACATCTATGTCGTGAGCGATTCTGCTCACCCTGAGAACGAAGGTCGTGTTTTCCTCTATCGATTTGGTAAGAAAATCTTTGACAAACTGACTGAAGCAATGCAACCTGCATTTGCAGACGAGTCTCCTCTCGATCCTTTCAACTTCTGGAAAGGTGCTGACTTCAAACTGAAGATTCGTAAGGTTGAAGGTTACTGGAACTATGACAAGTCTGAGTTTGCTGCACCTAGCACTCTTGG